GCGAACTTTGCAAACATGAATCTGCGCGTTTTGCGCAACAGTAACAACCAACTAAAAAACAGCAACTTACAATGAGAGCAGAATACTACCGTGAATGGCGTGCAAAAAAGCGTGCGAAGGCCGCTGAAACCACTACTGAGGCTGACCACATGAAAGCGGATTTGAAGGCTGCGCTCGAAGCGAACACAGCCATTCAAAAGACGCTTGCGAGTCGGGATGAGACTATTCGTCATCTGGAGAAGATGGTCGAGCGGCTCTCGGCAGACCAATCCGCTCGGCTTGAGCGAATCGAGACCGCATTGCAGGCAATGCTGGCGGTTCCTCTGGCTCATCCAACTCCTCATCCAGCTCCTCAGCCATCCCAGCCTGCGCCCCCTTGGATGAAAAGGTAGCCCATGCCGCTTGACCGGCCTTGCCGACGCAGGTGCCGGTCTCTGGATCGAAGGCGTACTCGTTCCAATCGGGAACAGACGCATACGCACCTGCTTGGATAGCCGCACCGGTCTCATCCGAAGCCAATAGCCCCCCAGGCACATCGAGGTAGCTCTTCGCCTTGCTGCCCTTGACCGCACAGGAGACGATGAGCTCCTTCTGTAAGCCCTCCTCGATGAGGTGCCCGAACTCGCTCGCGCCAACTGCACGCAGCACCGGTGGGAGTTCTGAGCGGCGCTTGTAGAGTCCGTTGGCTGCGTTCTTGTTCCCCAGCGTGTACGGGTGCAGATTGCCAGCAGCTTCCCTGACGGCCAGAACCAGCCATGCAAGGCGCTCGGTCACGTTGATGGCGCTGTACACATCCACCTTGGTGACGTCCTGAAGAAGGCCGTTGCCATCCCGTAGCAGTGTGCGCTCGCCGCGCATGAGGCCCGAGATGTTCGCCTTCAGCACACCGAACCGGTAGCAGGAGTCCACCCGTGGGGCGAGGCCCATGCCCTTCATGCGGCGCTCGTAGTCGGTCGCGTGCCAGAACCCCAAGTTGATTCGGAAGTAGGACGGTATGGCGCTGCTCCCGCGAATGGAGTTCTTCATGTCCTTGAGCGTGCGGATGGGCTCTGCCCCGGGCTTGCGGATGTGGTGCGTTATCATCAGCGCGGCGTGAAGCTCGCCGCACACGCGCCCTGCCTCGCGCATCATTTCTGCCACCGCCAGAGCGTTGTTCTCATCGCCGTGGGAGACTGCGTTGAAGGTGTCCACGCACACCAAGCACAGGTCAGGCACACGCTTTAACTCGGTGATGACTGCCTCCCACTTGGAGGAGGCTACCGGTGCTCCGCTCCTCGGATCACGCTCAACGAGCGGGAACGCCCCGCCAACCGCTGAGAGCGGTATTACGATAAGCCGCCGGCCTGCCTTCGCGATGAGCCCACCTTGATCAATCTCCAAGATGCGCCGGTGCATCTCGGTCTGACTGTCCTCGCACAAGAGCAGAACAGCGGTTCCGCCGTTGGTGATTCGCTGCCCACACCAGTCCAAATCCCCGCCGAACTCGGGATAAGCGGCCACTTTTAACGCTAAATCGGCGATTAGGCCAGTTTTCCCCGCCCCACCCTCGGCAATAAACAGGTGCGGCTCGCCTTTCACAACGAGCGATTCAACGAGATAGGTGTGCTCGGGCTTGGGCCACTTAATCCACCGGTGCGCTTCCCACGCTGAGAACCATGACTCGGCAGGTGTGCTCTGCGGGAGATGGCGCACGGGGGCAGGTGCTTGCGCTGGCGCCTCTGGCTTTCCGTTGCGCCGAACATCCGCGTTGACGAGTCCCTGCCACTCCGAAGCAAACCGTGCGTCCGTCCATGCGGGGTGCATCCGTTGCAGCATCCATCCCCGCGTTTGCTCGCGTGCCTCGTCCATCGTGATGACGCCGCGCCGAACCATCCCAAGATTTGCGCCGGCAACCGAGTTGAACGCATCCCACCGCGTCTCGCCTCCTGCGCCCCCCTCGAATACGTCCCGCTGGTACGCGGGTTCCTTGGGCAGCACGTTGCCGCTGCTTGCCCCGAACAGCCCAGGCTCTGGTGCCACGGCGCCTGCCGGCAGCAGCGTGCGCAGACGCTCGCCGAGTGCCCCTGCGTTGTACACGGCCTCGGACTGCCACTCGATTGTGGTCTGTACCGGTTTGCCTTGCTTGGCGTGGACACTGCCTGCGAGCCGAATCGGCTGGTGAGCGCGTCCGTACGGGTTTGACTCAACACCGAGTCCCATGGCGGAGTCGCCGCCTGAGACCTTGGCCAGAGCGTCCCGCATACGGATGGCCTGCTCAACCGGCACCTCCTCATCCAGACTGTACCAGACGTGCCGCTTCGGCGTTCCCTCGTTAGTCGTCCCACCAGAACACACCACAAGCGATGGCTCGCCCAACTGCTCGGTGAGCTCGCGCATCTTTGCGTCGGTGTCCCCTGCATCAAGGTCTGCGACGAGCGAGCGCATCCGCGCTACGTTGGCGCTTGTGGCGCGACGGTCGCTCAAGATGCCTGGGACAACGAAGGTCGCCACATTGTACTGCGCCCACCGCTCGGTAGCCGACAACACAGGTGTGAACCCTTCCGTGGCGGGTTCCACGAAGATGTCCTCGCGAAAGACTCCCTCTTGATCAGTGCCCTTTTCTCCAATCCCGCGAACGCATATGAACTCGTTCTCCTTCCAATCCCTATCGCCGAAAATGAGGCGAAGGTGCTCTTGGGCTTGGCGTAGGTCGACCAAGCCGCGACGATCTGTCAGTGGCTGCATTTTGTTTGGGGTAGTGTCTTACTTAAGCCAGAACGGCTTGGTTGCTTTGGGGCTTACCTGCACGGGAACATCCTCCCAGCAAGTGGACTTGAACGAGCAGAACTTGCACCGAAAGTCGGTGCGGTCGTTCCCGAGACGCGGGAGTTCCTTGGGCGACTGAGCGTCGATGACGCGCACTGCGCGGTCTGACGCCTCTTGAGCGGCCAAGGCATCGTATTGTACGAGCTCAACGAGCACCTCACCGGTATCACGGTTCAGCGCCGTGAACATCCCGCCCGAGGGGATGTCGAGGTACGCGCAGTAGATTTGCATCTGGGCGTAGTACACAGGCTTGGACGCCTTCACCCCTTTGCTTTTAGTGTCGTTCCAGCTTTTGTCGTTGAGCGCCTTGTTCTCCCACAATAGCGGGTACTCAACACCGGTGATGATGGGGCCACCGGCGACAATGCCGTCGATGTGTCCGCCAAGGCGCCCGTCCGCAGCTCGGAAACCGAACTGTTTTCCGTCGCTCTTCTCGGTGAGCAGGTCAAACCCGGCGGCTCGGATATACTTCGCCATGCGGTCTTCGCCGTCGTGCCCCATGTCGAAGATGCGCAGCACCTCCGGTGAGAAGCCCGAGCCTTCGTCCTCTGGCGTGTGCTCGTACTCGTACCGTAGGCGTCTCTCGCACGCCTCGCCCCACCGAGACGCCCCGAGGTAGTCCCGCTTCTCTTGGTTCGCCTGCCGCTTCAGAATGGCCTCATCCAGCACCGCTGCGATAGCGGCCTGTGCCGGCTCGTTCCCGATTACTTTCCTGACCTCTGGCTTAAAGATGCTCATCGTCGTTCTTGAGTGCGTAGAAGATTCCGAACATGGCTAGAAGCAACACGGCCACATACGCGGTGACGGAGGCTTTGTCCTCTTGTTGGTAGAGTTTCACGGTGTCAGCGATTGCGATTGCCGCAAAGATGGTTGCCAGCAGTTTCATGTTTCAAGAATAGTGGCCCCTCAACACCGCTGGCTAGTCGCCATTCGGCGAGCTCGCCTTCAAGGCGTTTGATGGTCTCAGATGCGGTTTCAAGACGAGCCTTGTACTCGTCTCGCTCTTCAGCGGCCTCGCTCAAAGACCGGCAGGTGAACGCAACGCTTGGGTGCTCGCGCCACAAGACGCCGCACGATGTGCATGATTCGCTCACGGCTGCACCTCCTCCCACTTGCCCATTGCCCTCAAGAACGCCTCCGCCCGTTGGCGAGCGGTGGCGCGTATGCCAAATAAAGACCCCTCTACGGCATCCAGCATCAGAGCGTAAACCATGTATTGGTTTCCACTGAGTTCGTCCTCCGCTTCGTGCATGGCGTTGAGGTCAGTGCAGTAGTCTGGGATTGCCTGAGTGCCGACTCGTAATCCATTGTCTGGATACCAACCCCCGTCTGGGTTCCTCTCTCTGCCACACGCTTCAGCGATGGCTTCGTTGATTTCCTGCTCGCTCATCCCTGCACCTCCTTCTCAATGCTCTTGTAATGGTACATATTCAGTATCCGCATTAGGTCATCTGCG